GGTAAGGTCTGTAAAGATAGCAAGCCTATACATAGGCATAACTGTAGCCCTAGCTGTCGCAGCGTTCGCAAGCTAGCGCCCTTCGGGGCTTGCGTTCCGCGCAGACAGCGTACCAAAGAGCGCAAGTACATTTCAATAATGTGGATAACTTGAACGGGGCCTCGGCGTGTTGTCCACAGCTTTTTAACTCCTGTGGATAACTTAATTACGTACCTGCCGGGCATTGGCTACGTCTACTAAAGTAATATCTAGTAGGCCACAACGTGTGCATTGTAGGCATTTGACGTTAGGTGGCAGGTGGTCAGATACCACACGCTCTAGCTGTAGGGTAACCGTTTTGCATTGTCTACACTTAGCCTCTATATAAAGCATTGTTTTTAGCCCCATCTACTCTACGCGCTCGTATCGCAACCCCATAGAGAAATCATACGGGTTTACCTTTACCACTAAATCGGTTTCATTGGTATCTGCCCTTGTAAACAATACAGGCGGCAGTTTCATCAAAGCTAGAGCCGGCACTAATAACAAAGCATCGGTAAATCTAAAACATATCCGGTGGTAGCTTTCTTTGTGGTCGGTGTAAACAGGTACAGCCGCCATTAATTGCAATTTGTTATAACTAAATATGGCGCTTTGTGTGCTAGGTATGTTTAGCCATTTCAACTCTAGGTCGCCTATGTATGTTTCTCGCCCGCCGGCCTCTTTACGATTTATATGGTAATCAGTAAAGTAAAAGGCAGGTGTAGGGGTTAAAATCCACGGTAATTTATCTTGTAGATAATTGGCTAAACGTTGCTCACGCCCCCAGTCAGCTCTTATCTGTCTAATTGGCTCCACGGTTGGCCCTCTCAGACTCACTCAATAGCTCATCTGGTACAGGTTCACGCTCTGCTATTGGGTCTAGGTTGCGCCCAGCATCAAGTAATACCTCTGCGTGGTCGCTAGGGCTTAACCATTTATCGCCATATTGCCTTAGCCATATTGGCTCACATTGGTTAGCTTTTACCTTATCAGGGCATAAATAACCTTTATATGGTTTATTAGTTTTGTTTGACGTGCCCTCAATTAGCACTCTATGCCCGTGTTTACATATTGGCGGCTCTGGCATTGGCTCTGCCCCTAGCTTGGCCTTTAGCGCGCTTATTGACTCAGCGGCGGTAGGTACTTGCCCGCCTGCCCCGCGTGTCTGTAATGGGGCTTGTATCGCCTCTACCTTCTCCATATCTTGCCTTGTAGGTCTACCTGCACCGCCCGGCGTTAGCAAGCCAATAACGCGCCCATAGGCAGAGGTAACGCAATTCTCTACCCAAAAATTAGCATTTACGCCACGGTCTGACCTTACCTCTAACGCATAATCTACCGCGCTTGGTTTTTCGTCCTCGTAGTTTTTATAGGCCTCAGCCCTAATTAAAATATAACCGTTTTTTATGTCTATGTCCTCTATAAACGCTACTAAACGTAACCCGGGAAACTCAGCCCGGGCTCTTTTAATTCTTGCGTTTACGTCCTCGTACCCGTCTAAGAAACTCATTTTGTAACCTCTTTAAGCGCCTTAGCTATATTGCGCCCTCTTAGGTAACCGTCCCCGTGGCCCTCACGATATCCCGTCCTATAGGCAGCTAACATAAATAGCCCTACTATCAGTACAGTTAATGTAATTACTGCTATATCAGCTAACATATTTTACCCTTTGTTAAGGCTGATAAAACTACTACACTAAGTAGCCCTCTCAGCGTGTAGTAAAAGTATGAGCCCTAACACCGACATAAGGCAACGCGACACGCTAGCGCTTTAATCTATCCTCTAATAACATTTCATAAATACGGTCTACTTGGCCCTCTATACGCTCAACACGGCCTCTAAGGTTATGCCCGCCGTTACCGTCTGGCCTCAGCTCTGATAAATAAAACTTAACTAAATGGCGTACAAGCCCAACCCCCACCGCTGCAAGGCTACAGATACCTAGCGCTACCGCTAGTAGGGTTTGGGCTTCATTCATTATTTAGCGCCTACGCCAAACTGTTTCTCATTAGGCTGTAGAGCCTTTAGAAATGGCCCGATAAGACCGGCTAGAAAGGCATTAGCCAATACTTTAGGGTCTGTTATACCGGATATGTATAGGGCTGCAACGCTTGCTAGCGCGGCACGTCCATAGCTGTAGGCAGCTGCCTGTAATTGCTTTTTATTCATTTGTCTATCCTAAATGCCCCTTAGTTATTTTTGTGCAAGTACCGATACCGTATGAGTTCCGGCAGCGGTAACGCCATAAAGTGCCTCTAAATCTCCAATAATTAGGCTTAGGGTATCGCCATTATCTAGCTTATAGCCGTTATTTATAGTTACGTTTGGGCCGCCAATATAAATAGCTCCACCGCCTAAATTATGTAAATAGATATTTTGGTAAGAATTGGCAGCAGCGGCAATAATGCTTGGGGTGTCGGTTACGGTTACCTGTGTGCTAATTGGCATTTGTTAATCCTAACTTTGCAATAATCTTAGCGGCTTTCTCTGCATTTACCGTTATTTCAAAGTGCATTTCATCTTTACGGTTACGGTAATCACCGCCCCACGTTAGGCCGTATTTTTTAGCTAAAGCTCTAATCATAGGTACTTTATCAGCCGGGAAAGTGCCTACAGCTGCTAACGGGTGTTTGGTCGCGTTAAGGTCTATAGCTGTACCGCTACTATGGCAACTTAATTTATCTGTAGTACCGCGTACCATACGGAAAGCGTAACCCCACTCATCTAAAGCGCCCTCATCTATCGGCTCTATTAGAGCGTGAAACTCAGTGGCAAAACCTACTAGCAAAGGTGCTACAGCCTCAGCGCATCTAAGTTTTCTATTAGTGCCGGGTACTGCGTAACTCTTTATGCCAATTTCTGCCGGGTCTTTGCTAGCAGGCCAGCCGTTATAGCTCTGTAGCATCTATCCACTCTAAACTTTTTTCTGACCAATACCAATTAAAACCTTCCGGTTTGGGTATTGGCGGTTGCCAATTAAAATTATTATCTAAACTCCAGCTAGGGTAAGGCTGTGGCGCTATAAATACATCATTAACCTCATCATAGGTATAGCCGATGCCTGCATATTGCTTGCGTATTTTGTTATTGTATGACGTGCGCTTACAAGTTTGACCTCTAAAATTAGCATACCAAGTTTCTGGGTCTAAACCTTCAATTAATTCACTTTCATCAATGCCTGTAATAATTTCCGTTACTACATTGTTTTGATTTAAAAATGCGTAATGTGCCATTATGCCCAACTTACATTTCCCGTGCCAGCTGTTAGGGTTGTTCGTTTGTAACCGCCGCTTGCTCCGCTTGTTGTACCCGTCAAACCTGCCCCTATAGTAATTGTTAATGTGTCTGCATAACGCAAAATTACTACACCTGAACCGCCATTACCACCCCACCTGTGCCACCGCCGCCAACAGTTCCACTAGAATTACTGCTCATACCACCGCCACCACCGCCGGCATAAGTTACTGAGCTACCACTTATTGCAGTAGCAACACCATTACCGCCACCACCGGAAGCTGCATTACTTCCAACTGTTGCATTAGCACCTACGGCGCCAGCGCCACCACCGCCACCGCCAGCGTAAGTTGCTTCACCACCGCTACCAGTAGCCGAGCCACCTGCATAACCCTGATTTGCAGTTCCAGCGCCACCATTATTTGCCCCACTATTTGCACCAGCACCGCCACCAGAACCGCCAGTTTTTCCAGTAGAGCCATAAGTTCCACCACCGCCACCAATAGACGTAATTGTAGAAAATACGCTATTACTGCCGTTAGCACCATCGCCGCTTGTATTACCTGCCCCCCCGGCTCCAACTGTTACTGTGTAATTAGCGTTTGTAGTTAAAGATAAAGCAGACTCTAAACTACCGCCCCCACCTGTTGCAGTTACGGTACAGCGAAATCCACCAGCACCGCCACCACCACCTAATCTTAAATCTCCACCACCGCCCCCGCCAGCAATAACTAAATAATCTACTGTTATTGGCACGGCGGTTAATTTAGATGAAGCAATAATGCCTAAAATGTTCACTACGCAATATCCCCAACTACCAAGAAGGTGTTTGATGCGGTGCAGATAATGCTAGCTGCGCTATATCTTGCGCGTAGTTTGGGAGCTGTTGCCGTTGCACCAGTTGAGTTAATAGTTACGCCTGCACCTTGCGCTAGGGTTACTTGGCCTGCGCCTATCTGCGCTATATTTATTACATCACCTGCGCTAAAAACGCTTGGTGGTACAGTTAAAGTAATTGAGCTTGCATTGTTAAGTGTTACCAGCTGGTTAAGGTTGCCTGCTACTAAGGTATATGTAGTGCCTGTTTCTGCATCAAACTCTAGCTTTAATCTTAATATAGCTGTACCGCTAGTAACGCCGCCTGATAGGCCAGAGTCAGTACCGGTAGTGATGCCAGTAATATCTCCAACCGGTGCGCCAACCCACGCCGCCCCGTCATAATACTCTAAGGCGTTTGTATCTTTTAAGAAAGAATATTGCCCTTCTTGTGGAGAAGTTATGGCGCTGGTGCGCGCCGCTGCGCTAGCAAAAACTAATACGCCTTGCATTAAATAGCCGTTTACATCGGCGGCTGTTAAAACCTCACCTGTGGTAAAGGTCTTAAATCCTAAGCCCGCTGCCATTGTTCCCCCTAATAGGCCAATACGCCGGTGTCTAGCACCCCGTATAGGCTTGAGTCTAGTATAAAGCCGTCTATTATCGGCTCTAGTGTGGTTAGTGTCGTTTTCCAGCTGTTAGGCGTAATTGCCATAGCTACGCCAAACACCTGTAAAGTTTTAGTTAAAGTAGATGAGCCCGGTTGGTTTGTAGTAATAGTTATAGGGTCAAAAAAATCTAAATCTAGGGCTGCGATTATGCCGGCATTATAGTTATCTGTGTATAAATCTAGGGTAATGGCATCACATCTAATAGAGGTTTCTTTACGGCTAGCTACATAGGCTTGCGCGTAATCTAGGGCCGCGGCATCTGTCTGCATTAGTAGATTTTGTTGGTTATAGCTGTGTGTAAAGTATTTATCTATGCTTGGTTGGTCTATGGCTAGCTGCGTAGTACCGCCCGTGCGTGTAATGCTAGCTGCGTTAAATACCAAAGTATCATCTAAACGCCATATAGCATCAAAATAGCCTATATTTGTGCCGTTATCGTTAAACACGGTAGGTGTGCCGCCTATGCTAGCTGTAGTAACTTGCCTATCTTGAAATACAAAGCTACCGGTAGCATCTACATAAAGCGCCCCGTACTCACTTAGGGTAACCGTCTGCATAGCTGCAAGGCTGGTACGGGCTGTGCCGGGGTCTGCCTGTAGTGTAGTTAAGCCGGCATCTACATCACGCATAGAGGTAGGCCAACCTATCTGGTCTAAAATCTGGTTAATGCGTGTGCCGGATAAGTCGCCCGCGGTAGCTCCTGTTACTGTGGCTATCTGTGCATTTTGGGCAAGTCTAAACGCATCTACTGCCGTTATTGTGGTATAAACAACGTCTAACGCATTTTTAGGTGTAGTAGTGCTATAGCTAGTAATAAAGCCGCTAAAGATAGGGTAAGTAACACCGCTGTAAGTAGCTGATATAGCTACCTTACGCATAGGGTCAAGCAAACCAAAATAAGGGCTGCTAGGATTTTGTGGGTTAAAATCGCCGTTTTGGTCTACTATTCTTAAAGTTAATAATAGCGTTTATTACTGGCAGGGTCATAGCCCACCGGTGTAACGCAACGGGTCGCCCTTACGCTCTAAATCTAATATAGCTCTTTGCACGGCTAGGCTTATTGTGTCCTCACTACCTACTACACCTGCATTTACGTTTACTGTTATGTTATCTGCCATACGGAAACGGGCAGGGTCAAAGGTAGAGCCCGCGCCTATACCCGGTGTATCAAATATGCCCATAGCTCTTAATCTTGCTTGCTCATCACCTAGCGCATTAAGCGCGTTAGTACTCATAGCATCTGTAAGCGTATCTATCTGCTCTTTTAATAAAAAGTTAATACCCGTACCTGTGCTAGTAGCAGCCCGTAAGCTAGTTAGTGTTGCAATTTGACTAGCTACATTAGTAGCCGGCACTTTAGCCGGTACTTGAGGCGTAATAGGCGTAATAGGCGTAATAGGTGTAATAGGTGTAATAGGTGTAGCGCCTAAATTAGGGTTTATTTTTAAGCCTGCCATTTTACCTAGCAATAATAAAGCCTCGTTTAAGTTATCTATATCTATAAGCTGTTTTGGCTTGTTTATATCTTGTAGCTTAAACTCTTGGCCTTGCAGAGCGCCTAGTATTGCTAAATCTAAATTAAGTTTCTTAGCAAGGCGTGTAGCAGCCTCTACATCTTTAGCGGCTATAGCATCTTCTAGCTCTGCCATAGTTTTTTTAATAGATAAGCGCGTTAGGTCATTAGCTAGTTGTAGTTTTTGCTGGTCTGTAGCATTTAAGCCTAGCTTGTTAATTTCATCTTGCTTAGCTAGTAGCGCTGCCTGTACTTGTATTTTATCTAGGTCAAATATACCTTCACCCTTGCCTAAAGCTAGGGCAGCCTTATCTAAGGCTAATTGGTCTTTCTTTTCTTTAGTTAATGCCTTTGTTAATGTTAGATTTTTTTTAAGATTTTCTTGTTCTTGTCTATAGATTTGACGTCTAAGACGTGCAGCTGCGCGTACTTTAGCTGGGTCCTCAGCCGGGCCAGGCTCAAATAATTTACCTAGTGTATCAAAACCGCGTAATGCTCCTATAGTTTGAGATATTTTTAACATCAAAGCAATTACTGGGTTATCTTTTAATTTATCAAACTCTTCACCTATTTTACCTGCAAACGCTGTAATTTTACCTAAGGCTCTGCCTATATTTGTACCTAAGTTAATTATTGCTTCTTGGAACTCTTCAACGCTAACCCCTGACTCTTCAAGCCCATCTACAAAACCTTCACCTATTTTTTCTTTAGCTAAATCTGCCGCTTGTCCTATTCTTGCTAACTTACCTGCGTAAGTGTCGGCAGCTTTAGCAGCTGAGCCGCCAAACCTACTATTTAGTAATTTTAATAATTCATCAAACTTTACGCCTTGTAATTCTGCCTGTGTATAACCTATACCTAATTTTGCTAGCGCTGTAGTTTCACCTTGAAATGCTTTACCTAAAGCTACGCTTACGCTTTGTAAATCTTTGCCTGTAGCTCCGTTTATATCTAAGGCTGTCTGTAATAATTTTTGTGCTGTAGTTGCATCGCCTGTAGCTTGTGATAATTTTATAAACGCATTAGTTAAATCGCCGCCTGCCTTGCCTGTAGCTAAAGCTAGTTTGTCTATAAATTGTCCTATAAATGGTGCAGCAAACGCTAGGTTTATTGAGTCTAAGCTATTGGCTAATAATGCAGCCTCTTTTTGTGCATCGCTAAACGCCCTAGCTACTGCCCTACCAAACGCTAAGACAGCAGCTACACTAAACGTTTTTGCTAAAGTTTTGCCTAAGTTTTTTGTAGTTTTACCAAGTTTAGTAGTTGCTGTTTCTGCCTGTGTAAACGCTTTTTTGCCTGTAAACTCAGAGGCTATATTTACTACTACTTGTGGGTCTACAGCCATTATGCCACCGACTTAAAATTATTATTAAATATAATTTTTGTTTTTTCTATAGCTTTAATTACAGCTGCATTAGTCTTGCCGCCATCTTCGGCCCACGCTCTATAGATAGCCCGGCCTCTCATCTTTCTAGACCTACGCCCCGCGCCTGTTTGATTATTAGCATCTACTATTTTACCTGTGGCATCTAGGGCATCTATAAACTGTTTACCAGCGTTAGGGTTCAAGCTCTTAGAATATTGTTTACCGGTTGCCGTGGTCTTGTCGTATACGCCATTTATATAACGGTCTACTACAGGCCCTTGTGGTCTGCCTTGTGGGTTAAGCCGCCCGGAAGTTTCATAAATAGCACCGGCAGCGCTTACGTTAGCTATACGCGCTAAAGCTCTAAAACCGTTTCTATTAACTTTACTAGGCGCTGTCCTATAACCTATGCCTCTCCTAGCGGCAGCTGCATCAAATCTAGGAAATTGTCTATATTTAGTATCGCTAGCCTCTGCCTTACTCCACCCGCTTAAAACAGTAGCAGGTATAAAACCGCGGGCAACTGTGACTATAGGTTTTAATAAAGCCACCATTTCTTTTTGCAATTCTTTAGATAATTCTGGCGTAAACTTGCGTAATGCTTTGCGCGCTTCAATAGCGCCTCTTAACTCTGTTGGCATCTTGCACCGCCTTAGCTTTATCTGTTAAAACTTTTAATATATTACTAAACATCAT